TTAGTAACTACAGAAGTTTTATTTCCAATCGCCAGCATACCGCCAGTGATTAAAAAGATAAAACCAAATATAAAGAGATGTGCGAACATTAATCTAATGTTCCAAAAGAACGACGAATCTCTCGAAGTTCTTCAAAGTCTTTCTTCTTGGTTCCTCCATCATAAGACCAGGCATAACCCTCGTCAATCATATTTTCATTGAGAGACACTGTTGCGTCTCCAATATATAACCAACCAAGAAGGCGACCATACTTACCAACACCACCTTTAAGTTCGGTGCGAATAATAAGGTCATCATCGCCTTTGACGGCACCCTCTAACTTTTCTTTTAACCAAGCAGTTGCATCAAGTCCTAACGCCTTTTCTTCAAGATCACGTGTCCTTTTCTCCGGCGTATCAACTCCTGCAACTCTAACTCTTTCTTTCTTGTATAGATCAAACCCGAGATCAATAGTAACGTCAATAGTATCGCCATCTACTACCCTGTTAATTTTGATTACTCGAAAGTTATAACAACTCTTCCGACTCGGGGGTGTCATTGCTCCCATCTACTGTTCCTCCAACTTGACTCGGTAAACTGTCGTCTTCGCTTGCTTCTTCGCAAAGTTCAGATCGATTCTCTTCTTCAACCAGTACAGGAACGTCAACACCAGGAGGAACTGGATTCCCTCCCCCCAACTCATGTTCCATGCGTCGTTCAAGTTCAAGCTCGCTTGTGCTAATACTGTGGTCATAATTCATATCATCGTATCTCATTATATAGACGATAGAATAGATTACTCCTATAAGGAGAAGTATAAGCATTATAAAGATTTCCCAAACAGGTTCAGTCGGATCCATTTTCAAATACCTGCTCTGCCATCTTGTTTCTTAAACCATTTATTCTTTCTACTGTATATTGCTGAAAGTTTCCCCTCTTCTCTACCTTCTTATAGTAGTGCAGTGCATTGAGGATGATAGTGTAATCCTCCAATGTCAACTCAAAATTCATGGTTATCTGGGTGCAGACCTAAACTTAAAAGATACTCTATCCACCAATCAGGGTTCTTATTACGCTTCCAGTTTGGAACTGGTAACCCCAACTCTGAATAGTGTTCTTCTAATGCACTATCTATAATCTGTGCGATCTCCATACTCTTCTTCCTCAACATCAACGTCCTCATATGGATTCTCCACAAAGGGTCCTCGTTTTCTAAAGGGTTCTTTTCTGACATAATCGGTTTCAGCGTTGATTGCAGAGAGCCATACCGCCAGTTTCATCACTATGTAGATAGCAGCAAGTGGTGTAAAACATGCTACAAGTATCAATGAATGCTTCATTGTAAGTTAATGAGCGGTTCCGTTTCCATCGTAGTCGTCTGAATCATAATAATCGTTCTCACCTTTTACATACCCAAATATAATAGTTGTCACTACAAATAGTACTGCCAAATATATTAACATTATTCTACCTCTTCGCAGTCGTTTAACATTGTAGCAACATCTCCACCGATGTCAGCCCCTTTGTCTTGGGCAAACATTGCTACCCATCCGGCAGCAAGCCATCCAATATATGGTATCGATAATATAGTAGGAGCAAGAGCGGCACCAGCAGTGGCACCTACCATTCTACCTGCATTTTCTCCTCCACCTTCCGCCTTGATGCACTCTACTTTCTTTGCAGTTAACTTTCCCAAGCCACCACCCTGAAGATGCTTAGCACCATCCATAGTATATTCTTCTTCTGTGGTTATAAAAGTATTACCTCCTATACCAAAGAATCCATTCTTCTTATCAACATATTTTCTCACACCCATTACTTTAGGATCGTTCGCATTGTATTGAATCCGATATCCAGTCTCACCTGCCTCTACTGTATAAGAAGTATAATCACCCACAGGCAGATTGATAATAGGCACCTCTTTCCGATTCAGAAGATGTCCCAAGACACCAAGATGAGCAACACCAAACAGTGTTCCCACCGTCAGTGCTGCCCATTTAAAAGGTGATTTAGATTGTTGGTTTGACTGGGGGTTCGCCATCATTCACTCCCGCGATTTTGACTGGACCTTGCTCAATCCTGATTGTCTGTGCTGGTGCAGTCTGAGCAGCAGCATCAATCAGTTTTTGTAGATCTGCTTTGCTAATACCACCACCAGCAGCAGAACCATTAGCACCCTTCTTCGCAGTCTGAACACCGAATGTTGCTAGAACTCCGGTGAAGACGGAGGCAATGAAGGTTGGGTCAAGTTTTTGCTCGGGGATTCCAAAAGCAGCGGGTAGTTTGATGTATGCGAGCGTAAGTATGCCTCCAGACCACACAAGAATACCAAGACGGACAAAGGTACTAAGAATTGCCAGTTGCTCTTCTGAATCCTCTGCTTTCTCTTTAAGTTTACCGAGTGGACCTTTTTTCTTAGGTTCATCCTTTTTGATTTCCTCGGGCATCTATATGAAGCAAGTCAGCTTTATTTAGCGACGAGGATACCTCTCTTTGGGAAAATACAAATCCATAGGAAGACTGTAGTGACCCATATTCATATAGTAACAGTCAAGTGTCCTCAAATCTTCTAGTTCAGTCTTGTTCTCACTACGAACATCAAACTCCATAATAGACTGACACTTATCCACAACTGCTGTAGGAACCTCTACAGGTTGCTTAGTGATAGGACTGGTGATAAAAACTGGTGCCAGTGCTGCAATCAAATACATCATTTAATGTAACCCTCTTCTTTCAACCATTTTTTAGTGAGTGGTGTGGGTGGGTAGATATCCCACATAGGTGTGGATGACGCACATGCCTCAAGAGCATCCTTTGTCATATTAGCAGTATGACCTGCCCAGAATGCTTCTGCCTCCCAGGGCACAGCATGGTTTGCATAGGTACGCTCTACCATCGATCTCCAAAGTCCAGGCACATCTTCTTCTGGATGAATGATTGCCATCATACTATTATTGATGGTGCCAGCCATGCAATCCTGTGCAGCGTGCCATCCTTCATGACGCATTACAGACATCAGGGTTCCTGGTCTATGCATATGACGAGTATTCAGGAAAAAGTTATTTCCCACAGTGTGGTATACACCACGATGCATCTTAGGGAAATACCGTTGGTCTCCTAGAAAAACTTTAACTCCGATCTTATTAAGTGATCTGAGGATTGAGTTAAACTCATCAGCAACCCCAGAATAATTAGTGTCGGGATAGTAATCCGCAATATCTTGAATACTAGTGATTCGTTTGACATCTTTGGTGCAGTCTCTTAGTAGCATACAACCCATGGAGTCCATGGTGTTCCAACCTTTTACTTTAGGTTCGGCGCCAACAGGCAGTGCCATTCCCAAAAGTAAACCTGCAATAATAATGCTTTTCATAATTTAACGAAATTGATTTTGACCGTTACCAGAAGTCCAACCACCAGGTCCAGACTGGAAGTTCTCAGAACCACCGGGAGGATTGAGTTGAACAGTTGTGTTTTGGTTTTTGGTTGCCTTATTATACATCACATTATGGATGTTGTCAGGCTCATTAGTAGGAGGTTGTGCCTCTTTCTCAATTGCCTCTTTAACTTTCATTTCAGTTTCTTTGGCAATAGTCTTTTCAGACTTGATTGGATTGGCAAACCAAGGATCATAAGGAGGAACCAGTGGTGCAGGTACACCAATGTATGGTTCTTTATTAGGATCTACTGTGCAAGCAACCTCATCATTTACTTTCCAAGATCCACCAACACCACCATCCATATTTACAACGATATCATCACCCTTCTCAGGTTTGGTAAGAAGTTTTTTGATAAGTGCCTTGATCATGAGAATACCATCCGTTTAGTATAGTTATATGAGTAATATTCTCTATTACCCTTGATACCCCATCCTAACCAATAATAGGCAGGTTTCATGTATTGAGAGACAGTTTGACCTCTGCCCTCAAAGCGTGGTAGCACTGCTTGGAACTCTTTCTCATTAATCATGAAGCGAACTTGACCTTCAAGGGTTGAAGGGTTCAATCCATACTTATTACAAAAAGACCCAAGACTACGATAGCGTCCAATAGTGGTCCATTGAATGAGACCATAACCACCATAGTGGCAGTTCTCATAAGATACCCTTGCACCACCCTCACAGATATTGGCAGCGAAGTTTGATTCTTGTTTGATATTACCAAGAATAGTAGCAAGAGCATTACGATCAGAAATCATCGTATGCTTTTGAAGTTGAGCAAGAACAAACTTTTCCTCTGGGGAACAGTCTGGACACTTCCACGTTTTCACTATCTTAGGTGGTGCCTCAACAGGTGGAGGCGGATACAGTGCGTGCACAGGCAGCACTGATGATAGTGTCATAACAAATAAGGATTTAATCATAAATCAAATTGTATTCATACATTTCATTGTCAGGGTAGTAAACTTTGAATAGATCGTAAGCTTGTGTATGCTCACCTTGCTCACAAAGTTTTTTTACTTCTTCAAGAATTCTTTTTTTGAACTCTGCAGAAGGACCATTAGACATACTAGTCTCCTATGTACTCTAGTGAAAAAACATCATGGTCATCAATGTCAGGATTTAACCACTCAGAGAATTCTGATTGAATCGCGTATGCGTTCTCAAGGTCTTCATCACAGAGAGTATGTATACGGTCTACTGCCCAGTCATGTGTCAGTTTGAGTGTTTCCACCAAAGTTGCCATAATCTTTTCGCATGTAGCGTCCTAGAATGTTACCATTATAGTATGCTGGCGTGCCGTCGTCAAGAGCCTCACTTAGGACGTTATTTAAGAATAACTGCTTCGTTTCTTCGTAGTTACACTCGCTTAGTTTGAGATGGAGACTCAGTATCTCTCGTGTGAAAGTTTCCTTCCCAAACTTTTTTAAATCTTCTTTAAGTTCTGGGCAAGATCCGTAATACTTCTTCCAATCGGATTCCTGCTTTACTTTTCGTTTTTTACCTGGCGGTTTTCTAAATGACCAGAAATATTTTCGCCCAATATAGCAGCGTTGATTCTGCGTATTGGTTATGCGATAGACAAACCCAAAGTTGTCTCCAATGTCGTCGCTACCAAAGGGTACCTGATTATATAACCAGGGATTATCATAATCGATATTAATATTTAGGTTATCAGACATTTCACGATCATTATGATACCTTATATATGTTCATAAATACTTAGAAAACGCGAAAGCATAATGTCGGTATATGTAAGAAATATTGTTATTGATACACATTCAGACTTTTCTGAAAACTTTGAATTGATGAATATAAATGACTCTCCATTAAATTTGAGTTCATATACTATTCACTCTCACTTAAGAAAAACTCCTAGTGCTGTTGGTTTCACAACAATAGGAATAGGGACCGATAGTGCTTCAGAAGGAAAGATCACACTATCCATAGGAAGCACAGATACTGGTAAATTAAAACCAGGAAGATATGTATATGATGTTCTTGCTATTGACTCAAGTGATAGTAGATCAATTGTTGTAGAGGGAACCGCAATGGTTCGCCAAGGAATAACCACGAATTAAAACCATGCCAATTTATGTTTCCAATATTGTAATACACACAGGAACTGATTTCACTCAGACTTTTGTGTTTGAGAATGAAAGCTCAAACAGCCCTCTTGATCTGACAGGTTATACTGGTAGTGGTCAAATAAAAAGATATGATAGCTCATCAAAAGCAGCAGATTTTACTCTTGATTTTGGTAATACAACACAAAGACAGAATGGTAGACTAGTCATAAGCATGTCTGATGCAGTAACTAGTAGTATAAAAGCAGGTAGATATTTTTACGATATAAGACTTACAAGTTCTGCTGGAAAAATAGAGAAAGTTGTAGAAGGAGTTGTAATAGTAAAACAAGCAGTTACCAGGATATAAAAAAAGAGAGTCCTAAGACTCTCTGTATGCTTCATATGGGTCGTAGTCACCAAACAAGAAGTGATCTGATTTTGCTGCTTCTTTGTATGCAGTAATGCTTCTAGAGACTAAATCCTGCGAAAGTGTCTTTGGTAACGTCTTGCTTGATTCCTCCGATAATGTAGGATTCGACTTCTGTTTCTTGGGGTGCAACCTGAAGACCTTTTGAAGAAATCCAATGCTCCGTCCAAGGAAGTGGGTTGTTCTTTGCTGGTATGTCATAGAGTGGTTTTAATCCGATTGCTTTCATTCTACGATTAGCAATCCATTCGACATACTGCTGAAGCAATTTGTCATTTAAACCAATCATAGATCCATCTTTAAACAAATACTCCGCCCAGTGCTTTTCCTGGTTCACTGCATTTTCAAAGGTTTTGTAAACCCAGGGTTCTTCCTCTTGAATGATTTTCTTCATCTCTGGATCATCACCGTTCTTCCAGTTCTTAATAATGTTTTGGGTGATTACCAGATGCTGGTTTTCATCACGGGCGATTAGACCGATGATCTTTGCACTTCCCTCCATAAGCTTGAGTTCGCCAAATGCAAAACTGCAAGCGAATGATACGTAAAAGCGAATACCTTCAAGAATATTAACGTTTGCAACTGCTCTGAAGAGTTTGCGCTTGAGTTCATACCTTGATTCTACGGCGGTGGGGACTTGTTCTAATGCGTGTATCCAGTCGTTAGAAGACCCATAATGTTGAGCAGAATTAATGAAATCGTTATACGCCTCTGTGACGGACACAGCGCGTTCTAAAATACGATCATCACTGAGAATAGTATCAAACACATCAGAGG